TGTGCACCGCCGCCATTCAAGTAATGCACGCGGGCTGCGGCTTCATCTGTACTGGTATGGTCGGATTCAGGCTGCCACTTGCCCTGCGGATCATAAAAGCCGACCGTGAAAAGACCGGGTTCACTCTTAATGTAAACGTATTGCATATTCACCTCTTACCTCTTTCTGGCGCGGGCCTTACCGGGCTTCCGTGGCCTGCCTACATTCTACATAAGCCGCTTACGCTGTCAACTGCTATTTTACTACTTGTTTCTTGCGTTTACGGGCATTGATTTTTGCCATGTTGGCGCGTGATGCCTTGCGCTTTGCCTCTGAAGTGACCGAGCCGCCCTTCCTGCCTAACTGCCTCATATACTCGCGGAGTTCTTTCTTTGTGAAGGTCATGCCTAAATTTAACACGAAAGCCGCTTGCGTCAACATAAGTTTTCTGTTAGTGTTCCCGCGCTGTGCCTTTCATAGCTCATACCGGCACAGACTACTCATACAAACCTAAGGAGCACCATGTACTCATTTGGGACGAAATGCCTATCACAAAACCAAAACGGGATAAGTAAAAATTTAATTAATTTCCACAGCGAGGGCAGTGTACTATCGGCCACGTCAGACAATAGTCCACGAGTTCAAAACTTAAGGCTGTCTGGCCGCAGCCGCCCCGAAGCGATTTCCCACCTCCGCGACGACTTCCAAGCCAAAGCCGAACAATTGAGGCGCGATGCCATGAACGAAACGCCCCTGGCAGAGCTGTCACTTGCCCAAGCAGGAAGTATCTGGTTAAAGAATCATGCACGCTACATCAAACCCCGTACGCTAAGGGACTATGAGCAGTACCTTAAAACTCTCTCAGCTTTCTTCACCATGCCTCTGTCCCAAATCCACATTGGCACCATCCGCTTCTACCAGGAAAAACGCGCTGAGGAAGCTGGACATGGCCGGATCAATATGGAACTGTCCACCTTGCAGCAGGTTTTGAAGGAAGCTAAGCTCTGGGCGGCAATTGAGCCCTTCTATAGACCCATGCCAACGTCACAGCGTGGCTCTGGGCGCTCCGCGAACAAGGAAGATGAGCAGAAACTCTTGGACATTGCCTTCCGCAACCGTAGACGGCGGCTGGCAGCTCACTGCGTCAGGATAATGCTTCGATGCGGAGTAGGGTTCGGAGAGCTAAGCCGCATCAAGCGCCGGGATGTGGACCTGAAAGAACGAGTATTTGAGGTCGTAGAAGGTGCCAAGAACAAAGACCGTGAGCGGCTAATCCCTTTGAGCGACGAAGCTTTCGAGTCAATGGCATGGCTTATCGAACGTTACGAAAGCCTGAAATCGGGCGACGGATCGCCAGATGACTTCATTCTGCCGCACTGCTCCAGCCGGAAGAACGGGCCGCGAGACTTTACCAGGCCCATGCTCTCGATTAAGAAGGCTTGGGCTGGGATCAGGGCAGAGGCGGTCAAGGAAATCGGGCCGCACATGGCCAAGTTCCGCATTTATGACTGCCGGGTGACCGCTGTGACCAAAGCCCTCTCAAGCGGAAGAGTCTCAATTCATACCGCTGAGAAGCTCTTTGGCCACGTTTCGCAGGCCATGCAAAGAAGGTACTACAAACCAACCATGTCCGTTCTCCGCGAGGCTGTGGAAGAATTGGAGAAGAAGGCATGAGGATAACCGAGCAAAATCCCTTTCAACTCACTGATTCTATACGCCCGCATTTTTTCCTTGACAGTGGGTATCACCTTGGGGGTATAGTGTCGCACATGGTGAAATTGCCTCGATTGAAATGCTTGCGTTGCGGATACAAGTGGATACCGAAACAGGATGCGTTGCCGCCACGGTGCGCTTCAAAGAGATGCAAATCGCCATACTGGAACAAACCACGCCGCAAGGTTGCGGCCTAAACAATGTTAGGTGCGCTATCGTTGTCCGTTTCTCTTTTTAAGTTTTGAGGGGGAAACGTATTAGGAAACCGTCGCTCTATCCATCTGAGCTACAGGGCCACTATCGGGTAACGGTTCCCTCTCAATAATAGCGCACCTCACCCCTTGAGGATGCGTATCGTGCCGGAGCGAAATCCAGAAATAAGAAAGCCAGAGCCCAGCCTCCCCCTCTTCGATAAAGCCTCATGCCAGTGCAAGCGTTCCGATGCTTGGCGGTGTGCTGTTTCGCAGGGTTTGCAGATGGTCACTTGCCATTGCGCTTGTCATCAGAAGCCAATCGAGAAGGCCCACGCTCGCCGCTCCGATCCTGACACTTCGCACGCATCAGCGGCAGCGTTCACGGAAGACCGCCTAACCCAGATTCAGCGTGACGTGCTGGACTTCTTCCGCTCTCACGGCAGGGCAACAGATGAAGACATCGAAGACGCGCTATCAAGCAAACACCCTGCATTCAGCACATTGCGGAAACGGCGCACAGATTTAGTACAGCGTGGATTCTTGCGCGATACAGGCGAGAGGCGGCTTAACCGTAACAATCGAAAGATGATTGTTTGGGAGATTGCAGCATGACGCCGGAAGACAGGCAGCGCCTTATCTCAGAAGTTGCCTACAAAAGCTACGTGCGGATGCGCATGGCGCACCCCGAAATAGAGCCAGAAGAATGGGCTTGGATGATGTATGGGGCAGCAGTCGTGGAATTTGAAGAACGGTTTCTGCTCACTTTTGTGAAGAAGCTGTTTGAAGCGAAAAGCGAAGAGGAGGCAGCAAACTAATGACTACAAATTGTGAACTATGCTGCGCGGAAATTGAAGACTCGGAAGTTAACCAGTGTCCAGTCTGTCAAGCGGATGGCCTTTGCCCTGATTGCCTAAACGACCACCAAAACGAAAATGACGAAAAGTGTTACGGCAGCGTGGAGGCCAACAATGCCTAACTTCGACTGGTTCGACCTGATGAAGGCCATCACGTATGCACACGTTTCTGCCAGCACTTCCCTGGCTCCTGGGGCGGAGCCTACAACACTGGCAGACGAGGGAGATGCGTCAGAGGCTTCTCCCTCTTTTGAAGATGACATAGAAAGGGCGAGACGATGAGCACTGAAAACATTGAGAAGTTCTTGGCGACTGCTTACTCGGATGAGCAGTTGGCCGCTCTGCTGGCACATGCACAGGATGGGAAACTGTCCTACCGTTCCTGCTGCTGCCTCATTGGCGTCGTGACAGCGGATCATGCGCTCAAGGGGGAATATCCAAAGGTGTTTGCGGGATGGGCGGATGGAGCCAGCATTCATCACATCTTCGAAGCGCGCAATCAATGGGAGTTCGCTCCACAGGCCGAGAGTGAATTCGCTCGCCTCGGCAGGGATGACGCCGAGCGCCGGGAGCGACTAATCCCACTCATCTATGCCGAGATGGAGCGCCGCACATGGGCATCTATCGCCAGCAAACTTCCTGACCTGCCACTAGAAGAACAGCACCGCTTAGAGGAAATTAACGCAGAGGCAGAGGGCGATTGGGCCGAATCTCATCTGCGGGCGCACTTCGGGAATGCGGGGGAACGGTGATTTTCGGCTGCCAGCATGAGCATGTGAGTTTTCCGCAGTCAGGTTGGCAACTATGTCTCGATTGCGCCGCACGGCGAAGGTACAGGCGAATTGGCGAGCGACCTGGACCTTGGACGAAAGAGATTGAAGTTTTACGGGGAAGTGAGGAAAAAGAAGATGGCACGACAAAAGAAAGAGCCCGAAGTTTTAGACCCAGAATTAACTATTTCTGAGGCAGAGAGGCTGCCAGTTCCCAAGCTTGTTCCGCAACCGGCGGAACTGATGCTTATGCCGGTCATGGACTTGGAAGTTGCCAAAGCTCGGCTAAAGGAATTCCAGCTCTTTGTCAGCGATTACATGAAGAAAGACGAAGACTACGGCCTCATACCGGGGGTTGAAAAGCCTTCGCTCTTTCAGCCGGGAGCCGACAAGCTTTCAGAGCTTTATGGCCTAGCTCCTACTTTCCCGGATGAACGCACGATCCGCAATGTTGACTGGAGCATGGTTCCTGCCCTCTTTGACTATGAGGTTACCTGCGTTCTGGTGAGCAAGCGGACAGGCATGGTAGTAGCTGAAGGTAAAGGCTCTTGCAGTTCCTATGAGGCAAAGTACCGTTGGCGCGATTCCAAGCGCAAATGCCCGCTATGTAATCAGGAGACCATCATCAAGGGCAAGGAAGAGTACGGCGGGGGGTATCTCTGCTGGACAAAGCGCGGCGGATGCGGAGCCAAGTTTGGCGATGGGAACAAGGAAATCGAAGGCCAGGTCATTGGCCGCGTTCCGAACGATGACATTGCCGACATCAAGAACACCATCCTCAAGATGGCCCAGAAACGCGCAAAAATCGCCGCTGTGCTTGCCGCTACCCGTTCCTCGGGGGTTTTCACTCAGGATGTCGAAGACATGGCAGGATTCGGCAATGGAAGCGAGCCACAGGCCGCTGCGGTGAGCGATGGAATCATCATCAAGGGTTTCATTGAGAACAAGGTTCCCATCAATGGGGCGCTCTGGGTAATGGTTGGCGACCGTCGCTGTATGAGCCGTGACGAAAAGCTAAAGCAGCGGCTAGACAATGTGACCGAGGAAGAAGTTGAACTGCTGGTAAAGCCTAAAAAGACCTCCAAGAGCGAGGAATTCTTCGAGGTCAAGGAAATACTGAAGGTTGTGGTGCAGGAAGACATTCCCTTCTGAGGTGAACCATGAAACTTCTACCAGAGGATCGCTGCGAAGAAACACCTGAAGGTCAGACCATGGGAGAGTGTGGAACCTTCACCTATGGCGTTCAATGCGCTAACTGCACAAAGAGGATCTGCTTTGAGCACTCACTGATGTGCAAAGCGTGCCGCGATGAGTGTCGGCACCACATGTTCTGCGGCAATTGCATTAATAGCCACAAGCACGAAGACGTACAGCAGTTCACGGCGTAAGGAGGAGTTAGTTGGCGGAGCAGGAGCCAGAGAAACAAACGAAGCTTGATTGGATTCCTCTCTATATTCAGAGGCTTAAAGCCTCAAATGCATGGACTATGCCCGACTTTCAGTTTGGCTGGTACATAAAACTTTTAGTTGAATCTGCGGACAGCCCGATGCCGGGGTATCTGCCAGGGAGCTTAGATAAGCTGTGGCAAATAGCAGGAGCCAAGAGTCAGTCCTACTTTGTGAAATGGGGGGGCTGTGAGCTTGTTAGCCGGTTATTCCGTCGCACAGAAATCTCGGGGCAAACCTGGATTTACAACGAACGGATGTTGCAGACCATTTATGAGCAAAACACAAAGCTCAGCCACAAACAGCGAAAGCGAACCGTCTCTCTCTCTGTTTCTTTGCAAGAGGTTCCTGATTTTATAAATCAAGAGCTTTTTAATCAGTACATAGAAATGAGAGACAGAATCAAAAAACCACTAACAGGAAAGGCAATAACACTGGCTTACGGAAAACTTAAGAAATTGAAAGAGCAAGGGCATGACCCTAATTCAGTTCTTGAGCAGTCAATATTCAATTCGTGGCAGGGGCTTTTCCCTTTGCCGCAGGAGTCCATGGGGATAACAAATGGGGCAGGAAATACAAAAGCAGAACGCCGCAACGCTCACATTTCAGAGACAACCCGCTCAGTTTTTGCAAGCAATCGGGAGTCAACTGGACACATATCAAAAGGTTTATCGGACAAGTCTTCCTGCTGAAGAGTTGGTGATGTGGCGGGAAACACTGAAAGACTACTCTGTCCAAGAATTTGAACGGGCAATGCGTGCGCTGATTACAAACCCGCCACGATATGAGCTTGAGGACGGCTCAATTCAGGTATGGCGGGGTATGCCTAAGCTTCCAGATGTGGTGAATGTAATGCTGGATTTAAGAGATAAGGCAGTCCATGAGGCCAGATTGTGTGAGGCGGAAAAGGAGCGCAAAGAGATGGTAGCTCTCCAGAAGCGCCGCGAGGAACACCCAGAAGAGTTTTTTAGTTTGGCTGATGTGCTCAAAGCCGCAAACCTGAAAACAGATGACGTGGCAAAGCCAATGCCGAAGGATGAGTAATGGATCGAGCATGGTACAGAACGGTTTATCTGAAGAGTGAGCACTGGCTCTCCTTCCGGGCGAACACGTTGGCAACTAGGCGGCGGTGTGAAAGCTGCGGTCTAAGCAGAAATGCTTGCAGGCTATTCTATCAATGCGATTTGGATCTACACCATTTGACATACAAAAGATGTCCAGGACGAGAACTAGCAACTGATGTGCAGGTGCTTTGCCGTGCGTGCCATGAAATATCTGAGATTCCTAAATGGTATGAGTTCCTAGCGAGAGGCGCGGAGTATACGTTCCCGTTCAAGGGACTGCCGGCCTTCTCTCTTAGCTGTCCTTCTTGTGGGTATGAAATCAGCTTCTCCATACCATATCAGGAGTATCGCACGACATTTTTCGGGAAGGTGATAAAGATGGGGCGACCTGTAATTGGAGGATGTGAGTGCGAGATTGGCAATGCCGAAGATTTTATTGATGAACACATAGATTCACTTTTACGCGGAAGACGCTGAAGGGGGACAGGTGCAAGGCTATACGCTGAGGCAGCAGATGCAGTTTCTGACGACGAACTTTATCGCGGCGAAAATCACGTTCGAGGAAGCGCGGAAGGCATTCAATCGAGAATTTGTTGTGATGGTCATAGTTGCCAACAATGGTAACCAGTGCAAAGCAGCTCGGGCCATGGGAATGCACCGAAACACGCTGACACGATGGATTAATTTGCTGGGCATCGACAAAGCGGAACTGAGGCAGTTACGTCATGGCTGCACAGTCCAAAACCGGAAACTCTACGAGCGAGTTTACAACTTTGAGTATCAGCGGCGCAGGCCAGCGATGAGCGCCAGCGCGTGAGGGAGTGATGCGGCCTTATTACGAGCACGGCGGAATTCAGATATTCCATGGCGATTGCCGTGAGATTTTGCCGCATGTTTCGGCCGACGCTATGGTTACTGATCCCCCTTACGGAGTTCTGTTAGGCGAAACAGGATTTGGGCAGGAGCGTCTTTCTGAGCGCCAACCCTACACCAAGTTTAGGGATGATGAGTCTTATTTGCGCCAGGTGGTTTTGCCGGGTATTCAAATCGGATTATCAAGAGTTACAAGGGCTGTAATTACCCCAGGGAACAGGAACGGTTATTTATATCCCAAGCCATCTGATGTGGGAGTTTGGTACAACCCAGCCGGAACATCTCGCGGTAAATGGGGATGGATTTTGGCGCACTTGATTTTTTATTACGGAGATGACCCAAGAATGGGAACGCAGGCCACCGCATCATCCACATGGGGAAATAATGATTCTATAAAAGGCATAGATCACCCATGCCCAAAGCCGCTCAAGTTTACAAAATGGCTTGTTACTAAAGCGTCACTTCCTGAGGAGACGATATTAGACCCATTTTGCGGCAGCGGTACAACGCTTGAGGCTGCGAAGGAATTAAACCGCCGCGCCATCGGCATAGAGATAGAAGAACGCTATTGCGAGATCGCGGCGAAGAGACTTTCGCAGGAGGTTTTCAATTTCATACCGGCCTGATAGTTCGCTTCATATCGGCAGAGAGGGGGCGTTTCCGAAAATTTTTCATTGATTTTGTTGCGAACTTGAGCGCAGCAAATCTTTTTGGCAAATCCGGGCTGCTTTCTGAGACGGAGCGGCCCGGAGAAATGAGGGAGGCGGGTTGCATCGTGACACTAACAAGCCGTGCCAATTTTGTGGCAAGCCATTCGAAACCGTTGCTTATCGGGCATCTGGGGATACGCCACTAAAGGCCCACGAGCGGAGATGCTCGAAGCGGCCGATTGAATACGTGAGTCTACATGCAATCTATTGTGATTGTGAGAGATGCAAGGAGGCGCGGTGACCATCGTAACGCAGAACGAGCGGCGTCAGAAGTTGGTGAGAGCACGGCCAAAGTCGCCCGAGTTTTTACCGGAATGGCGCAAGTGTTGTCCGCAGATTATGGAGCGGCTGGCGACTCTCGGGGAAATTACCGTGGACATCGCGGATACGGGATATTGGGAGAACGGCTGGACGTGCCATTTCTGCGGCACGAAGGAACCGCCACGAATGGGCGTAAGAATTGTGGCCGCTTCTGTGCCGATCACATACCCATACGCCTCAATCGACTGCCTTGACCTTGACGAAGGAATTCAACCATGACGCTGGTAACGCAGAACGAGCCAATACGAAGAGGCAAGTACAAGGTTCGCCACGATAAGCAAGGCAAAGAGAACCGGACTGTTGACGGCATTCTGTTTGATTCGGCCAAGGAAGCCCAGCGGTTTTGGGAGCTGCGGATACTTCAAAGTTCGGGCCAAATCAAAGGCTTAATATGCGACAAAAACCTGCTCACGTTCGCCCTGGAAGTAAATGGCGTTCATATCTGCAAATATGAGGCTGATTTCGCTTACCGCAAAATGGATGATCCAGACAGGGTGATAGTTGAGGATGTCAAGGGGTTAAGAACGAGGGAATTCAAAATAAAAAAGCGCCTGATGAAGGCAGTCAGAGGCATCGACGTGGTGGAAATATGAGCACCCCCTACACGCCAGCAGCGGGCTCGCTTGATGGTCCGATGTGCCGTTGCGGAACGATCATGGTCAGAATTCCTGCGGCAGAATGCGATGGCGTTCCCTTTTATGGTTGCCAGAGCTGCGGCAAGACTTTGCAAATCGAGGTCAAGGAATGAGTAGACACATAGACATCTCACCATCAGTCGATCCGAACACGTTTGTCTTTGATATTCATGAGGAACATCGGACGCGCATCAGTGTGCTGGTTACTCGTGCCGAAGTGGAATCTCTTTGCGACAAACTGCGTGCTCTATTAAGCGATCCGCCGACTGTCATGCTCCCCAGCCCCAAGCTGGCCATATTCCCTACGCCAGAACCTCAACCGATGAAAGTTGGAATAGGACATAGCGTTACAAAATCCGAGGTCAAGGAATGAAGCGCAGCGGATTCATCGAGCGGAAGACGCGCATCAAGCGGAGCTGGATAAAGCGCAGACAGCGGCGGAAGTCCAGAGTTTACGATTCGCGCTTTATCGATCCGCGCAGCTATGTGACGAAGGGCGGAAGAGTGCGGCTGTTTGGGAAGGACTATCACAACTTGCGTTGCCGTGCCTATCAGCGAGCAAGTGGGATTTGTGAATGCGGTTGTGGGCAGTTTGCGACGTGGGGTGAGCACATGGGTATCGCTGCCAAGGGAGATTTTGCGCACAACGAGCACGGCCCACGCAAATCAGACGAACTGCACAGAGGAAAGTGGATGCGGCACGAATGCCATATGAAATCTCACAACTGCAACGGGAAACCGATAGCTATCAGCAAGAAGTCTTTGCAACTGGAGCGTGGCGCATGAGCGGGAACTGGCCGGGGGTGCGGATGCTAAATGCAATCAGTCTTGGTGCTGGCGTTCAATCGTCCACGATGGCGCTGATGGCGGCGGCTGGTGAAATTGAGCCGATGCCTGATTGCGGAATATTTTCAGATACTCAGGCCGAGCCGCTAGCGGTTTATAGATGGCTGGATTGGCTTGAGAAGCAGCTACCATTCCCTGTTTACCGCGTTACTGCTGGCAACCTAACAAAGACTATTGGCTCTAAGCGGCCTCACGGGCAGTTCCGCATTGTGCCTATTCCAGCATTCGTCAAGAATCCTACTGGAGAAATGGGCGGTCTTATCAATCGCAGCTGTACGCGGGATTTTAAGATTGATCCTATTCGCCGCAAGGTTAGGGAATTGGTAGGTCTCACTCGTAAACGCTCGCCCAAAACGCCTGTCGTAACGCAGTGGATCGGTATCAGCTTAGATGAAGCTCACCGCATGAAACCTAGCCGGGAGCCGTGGCAGGAGATGCGCTGGCCGCTTATAGAACTGAGAATTACTCGGACTGATTGCCTGCAATGGATGCGTCAGCATGGATTCCCTGAACCCCCAAAATCGAGCTGTATCTATTGCCCATTTCACAGCGACCAGCAATGGCGCAACCTAACAGCAGAAGAACGCGAGTCTGCGAATCTGGTAGACGAATCGCTTCGTTCGCACCCAAGCGGCGAATATAGAACCAAAGGAGTATTGTTCCTTCACCGCTCGGGAAAGCCGCTGAGAGAAATTGACTTCAAAAAAGAGGCTGGCCTGTTTGATGGATTCGGTAATGAATGCGAAGGAATGTGCGGAGTTTAATGTAACCTGCAAACCAAAAAAGGGGACGGGCGATGAGCGAGAGGGGCGAAGTAACGCGGCGCAAGGAGGAAGCATTGAAACCTAAGATTTTCGTATTCATCAATTCGCGCTACGAATCGGGCGATGTAGTTGGTTCAGCTCTGGCCGAAGATGGCGAGTTCTTGGCTGGACATCTCTCGTCAAACGATAGCTGGTTTCAGCACGACATGGGCCTGTGCTCCGACTGGAAGCACGATAAGTATAAAGCCCATTACCCGGACGGATATGAGTTAGTTCACGTTGCCGATACCAAAGACCATGAAGGACTCAAGGCGGCTTACGCGCTTCATGTGCAAAAGGCAGAAGCCGATAAAGCTGAAACGGTGACGCCGCGATGACTGACTCTCGCGTGACACGCGAAGCCGTTGAGGGGCGCAAGGAGGATTATGGCTGCTGAAAAAATAATAGTGCTTGAGCATAAATGTAGCGGCCAGAGGTGGCAATTTCTAGGCGCATGGGACACATGGAAGCGTGCGCAATATGAAGGACAAGTCCATGTCTCTGGAGACTGCGATTGTTCCGTGCGACTGCGAAAGTTTATCTACGCAATGTCAAAGCGGAGGAAGCCATGAGCGGCGAGCGGGAAGCTGTTGGGACGGCCTATGAACACATCGCACTGGAGCATATGGTCTGCCGTCACTGCGGCTCTGTGCTGAAGGCGGTCACTATGCAGATAGTTGGATATATCGGCGCGAATGATTCATTTCTCTGCGATCCAAAGAACATCGAGGTCTTCCATGAACCAGCAATCCAGTGAGCGGGAAGCTGTTGAAGCAAGGGCGAGAGAGCATTGGCCGAAATTGTGCGAGAAGCTCGGGTGGGAAATTATACCTCCGCTTGAGTCTCGCATTGTGTTTGCCGCCGACTTCTCTCTGGCCGAGAACGCGGAGCGCGATAAGCGAATTCAGTTTTTAACTGGCTATGGAGAACGCCGATTCGATGACGCCAAGGAATTCTTGGAGCGCGCAGAAGCCGCCGAAGCCGAGGTAGTGAGGCTGAGGGAGGCCATCGAAAGAGAGCGAGAGGCTTGCGCTTGGTTGGCTGAGAACTTTGGGCCGAGCAGACCTCTAAGCGTAAATGCATCCCACTCAATTCTTTGCAGGGGCAGATGGGAAGGCGAACAGGCTGCAAGTAAGAATATAGCCGCTGCGATTAGAGCGCGCGCCCTGAATCCAGGGGCCGCGAAGGGAAAGGAATAAGTTATGAGCGAGTATTACGATTCAGAAGGCAGACCAACGCATGACCCGGAGCCCGAGCCCATCTCAGGCGCAGCATCCACGGGGGAGCCGGTTTGTGATTTTTGCAAAGACGGTGATAAGCCAACAGCGGATGGATTCCACACGGGAATCGCAAGCGATTACAAATGCAAGGCAGCGCGGCCCTCTGAGCCATCCCATTTCCAGATGACGCCAGAGATAGCCGCGAAGGGAACGTTTGTGCCCCATGAGCCATCCGCGAAAGTTGTCAATCGCTGGCCAATAAGTCAGGTATGCGGTGAATATGGGAGGCATGAGGATTGCGCAGGCAAGATCGGCGGAGCTGATGCAAACCATCCTGTTCAGTGGTGTGGCTGCCCGTGCCATGAAGAGAACGAATCTGAGCCATCCGCGCCCAAGGTTGAGCCGCCGACGATGATTTGCGATTGCTGCGGAGATCAAATGCTGGATCGTGGCGGATTCTGGGATTGTTTTAATTGCGGACATAACCGCGAGAAAGCCGCGCCCGAGCCAGTAGCGGGGACACAGGTTGAGAAGGATGCAGTGTGCGATCAATACGGATTCGGCACCACGCCTGAGAGAGTAGCGGGGACGGCCTCCGCGCCACAGGATTTGCTCAATGAAATCCGCCGACAATTTATCTGCAAAATAGACTTACCGGATTTTGATGAATTCCTCCGCAACCGTGTTGTTGTTTCGCCTGAGCCGAACTGGCCATCGCTTGACTCTGAGAGCGGAGATTTTACTGACGGCTGGAACCAGGCGATTGAATTATGTCGCAAAGCATTTAACAACTGGGCCGCTCCCTCCGTGGCAGGGACGCCGTCGGTCGCAAGATGCCCGAAGTGTCAGAGCACTAATCTAGGAATACTTTGCCGCGATTGCCGAAAAGCTGGTTATAGTGACTCGTCTCCAGCCGATTTCGCGCAATTCTTCCCTTCTCAACCCCTCAGGACGCCGCCCGCGCCCGCGCCGGAACATGAAGAATATGAATACCCTCCAAAGATTCAGAAAATCCATGATCGCTGCGAGGTCAATGTAGTTTCTTTCAGCAATGATGACGTTAGCGAGCTTCTGTGCGAGATAAAAAGACTTTCTAGATTGGTGGGCAAATGAAAAAGGTTTGGCAGGTGATTCACCACATAGTTGCTCATCCGCTTATCGGGTTGTCCGGTGGGCGATTATGGGCTTGGAAGTTTCACGATTGGACTTTGCCGAAAGCATGGCCCGATCAAAAACACGAAGTAGCGCAAAGATGGGCAGGGCTGGAATAAATGTCACTACTCTCAGAGCACAGAAGAGACATTGTATATAGCCATTCCACGACTGATCATTTTGGCAGGGAACATCATTTTGCCACTGATGGACGGGAAATAATCCTTGTAACACAGGCTGCGTGCTGGGCAGGGGATGCCGGACTCATCCATAAATGGGGAGTATCGTACTATCCCCAAGTGTGGGCCTACAGAAGTACTTTTTACTATCGAGATAAGGCGTGCAATGGAGTCAATCGATGCAAAGATTAAAAGCTATTATGGAACTCTGTAAAGAGCCGCCCGATGCGCTATGGAAGGCTTTGCACAACCTAAACGCTATCAAGCAAATTTGCGAGCAGCCCAGCCTTGAGAGCGCAGCGCGGGAGATTGCCCGCGAACATTGGAAACAGCGTTTGCTCCACAACCTGCCTGACCTAAAGCCGCACGAAGTTCAGAAGCTGATGGACGATGCCAGCGAAGACATTGAGTCATGGGGCGAACTTCTGGAGCGGCACCTTCACTCTGCCGCGCAGCCGCCAAAGGAAAATCGTCCGAGATGTCTTGGCACAGAATGCCACCTGCATCAACCGTGGCCGCGCAGCCGGGGGATGACAAGCGGAAAAATCGCTGCGATAAACATAAAATCTTGTTCTCTAAGACCTGTCCCGCCTGCCAGTTAGAGAATTTTGTGAAGGATGAATTATGAAGAGGTTACCTGCCGGGTGTGGTTATCAGGGCTACGAATTTGGCGCAGCTTATCCAGATTCTATCTGCTTCGGCGGAAGGCTCTACGATGCCGATTATTGTGACTCCAGCGGCAAATACTATGAGCCGGCGGAGTACATTCCTTGCCCAATGTGCCGCAAGGAAGAAGCCATCGAATACTGGACAGAGCAAAACATGCTCAATGGCGGCAGAACGAAACGCGGAGCGAAGAAGGCGGCTATTTCTCTGGTGGAAGATATTCGCCGCAATCGAAAAAATGGAACAGAGCCATGGAAATCAAAGCCCGTGGCCGCGCAGCCGGAGTCGGGGAAATGAAGTTTGATCTTGCAAATGCTGGTTAGAGGGCGATTGTTGAATCCACTTATTGCGAGTGTGAAACAAACAAACGCTGCATAAGCAAGCTGGGCTTTCTTCCGAAAGGGTGAGAGCCCAGTAAAAATGAGGGCGGGAAGGAGAAAGCTTGAGCGCGTGGGCAAATTACGGTCGTCGGTGCGTGCGGAGTGATGGCGCTGTGGTCAAGTGGGACGACTCTTCTCCGCATCCCAATCCTGCCCAGCCAACAGCAAGGATGTGGACGGCATTCGAGCCAGACCCTTCGCAGAAGTACCTTGCTATGCATCGCGGAAGAACACGCAAAGCGCAGGATGGCCATATGTTTAAGCCGGGATTCCCTCGTCGCTGGAAAACAGCTGAGGCTGCAATGAGAGCGGTAGATAAAGAATTTCCAATGCGGCGGGGCGTCCCAGTAGCCAACAAGGAGGGCCAGTGAGCGAGCCAGAAAAGTTGGATGAGATTAGCGATCTGATTGATGACATCGAAAGCACTGGGCAATTTCGCGCCAAGGAAATCACCAAATGCAAGCAGTGCGGGCAATGGAAAATACCGCACTATGACCAGAAGAAGCGAAAGATAACATTCGAGCACGTCTGTCCGGCGGCCAACAAGGAGGAGCGCGGGTGACTCACGAAGAATTGATTGAATTAATTGCAACGCAACTCGATGAACTAGATGGAGAAGATGGCGTAATTGTGCGCCCAGAAAGCGTTACGAATGAGCAATTTGAGGCAGCGCTTAAAGAGGTAGAAGGAGCACTATTCGCGGATAATCGGCTCACTTCGAAGCGCGTCCGCACACTTGTCAATTCATCGAAGGCCCAGCCGTGAAACCTGCCAGCGGGAAGGAACAGATGGAAAAGATTCGAGCAAAGTTGAAATGTTGGTGGAGCGGCCACGATCCTGACCTATCGCGCTGCTACAAAGCGGTGATTCCCTATCGAGAGCAAGATTTAGGCTTCACGCTCATCAAATTCATGGGCAGAAACCTTTATTTCGGCACAACTTACTGCAAACGATGCGGAGCAAAGCAGGTAATGAACGGGTGAAACCCGCCAGCGGGAAGACAAAGCGCCAAGGACGTAGAATCGCTAAAACTGCATTCTTAGCTCGCCTGCATGATTGCAATTATGACTGGCTGTGTGCGCTTGCCCGCGAAAAAGGTGTTTCAATGGCTAAGTTGTTGAATGCTATACTGCGAAATAGGCCGGAGCCTGATGACTTCTATATCCGATAAATTATCATTTCTGAGCACTTGTACTTTTTGCGGCGGCAATATGCGTGTTGTCGAAGATGAAGCAGAGATGGGCGGTCCTTGTTTCCGCATGGTTTGCGAATGCGGTAAAGGAATCACCAATGAGCAGATGGATGTTCTGTGTAATTTGGCCGGGGAAATCAACGCGGGCGAGGCGGACGCGGATAATCCCGAAGCTGATAAATCAGCCCCCTCCGCCTGAAAGGTTTGCGGGTTGTGGTGACGCTGCCGAATGGGAGCAGAATAAGGCAGGCAGGAAACCTAATTAGGGTTGATAGTTGATAAGTCATCCGCTAGGTTCCGAAATGGGAGGTCATTCGCTCGGAACGGAACAGCCCGCAAGTTGTTTAAATCTATGGCTCATCATCGCAAAGTTTGAAATAAGAATCGGCGCTATGCCAAACTTCGCAGGTTGCGAAGAGAGAAAATGGCCAAGGCCCAAAAGCCTACAGGTCGCCGCAAGCCAAAATAGTTCCACGCCATCACACTAGCGATATCACTTCTTGCAATCCACATTCTAACCTGCCTATATTCAGTCATCATCCGCATGGAACCTGACCAAACCGGCGGGGTCTGTCGCGGGTTCCGCCGAGTGAAAGGGTGATAAGAGTTTGCGCAAAGTGCCACAGGGTGTATCTGCAAGAGACGCTAGCGCCTTAAGCAGATAGCACTCAAAATAAATGAACCCTGTGCCAATTTAAAACGTCAGCACGCACGGCAGCCGTGTAGGCGGTAAGCCCGTCAAAATAAGGCAGACTCGTCTCAAAATCAGGAGTAAACGATGTTGAATCAACCATGTCCATGCTGCGGCTATTGTCCTACTTGTGGCCGGCGCTCACTTTCTCCGCAATGGCCTTATTGGCAGCAGCCATTCTATGTTGGCGCTACTCCGAGCTGGCAAGGCATTGGCGGCGGAATCGGGCAAATGGGAATTGCAACCGGCGGATTCCAAGTGCAATCAGGAACGTCCAATCTCTCCTAAATGGCCGCAAAGGTCTTCATTCGCAGCGCAGATCGCCGCTCAACAGACAAAGTAAAACGCTCAGTGGCAGATTATCTCGTTCGTCAACTGCTTGCGGTCCAAGTCTCACGCTATCTCTATCAGCGCCTGCAAATCAAACCTACTGAAGAGGTTATAGCCGCACCGAGCGAGTCTTCGGGCCCATCAGAAAGCGTCGGAATGGGCAAACTAAAGTGGGAACCGCCCAAAAACAAGCGCAATCAAAAAATGCATCCGTGGGCCCAAATCGGCGTATTCAGCCAAATACCTGCGCTACCGGGCCAAGTGCGATTCAGAGCGATCCGGGCAGAACAGTGAATCAACTCCGTTTCTTAACGAACTACCGTGCGGCCCACAGAAAAAGACATTTCAGCCTTTAAAAGAGAATTTCGCAAGTCTGGAATTGTGAAACACGCATCTCTAGCAGCAGGTTATAGTGAAAACGTTTCAAACATGGGACTTACACCACTTCCTACTGCGATTAAGACTTTCGTTCATTCTCGAAGGAAAAAGCTCGCAAAATTGGCCCAAATCGCGCACGAATTCGACGCAAAAGAACAAGAAAATGTAGTTCGTGGAGCGTTGTTGGCGAATGTGGCGGCTGGCAAGGATCAGGCGTGTAAGTCGTTGGAATTATTGGGCAAAGACAAGCGTGTGAGCATGTTCCAGCAGGATTCGCAGACGGGGATAATCGTTATCCAGGCAGCGAGTTTGCCGAGCTTTGAGGGCGTGCCGAAGCTGCCGGCGGTGATAGATGCCCAGATCGAGTCAAATGAGCGCAAATAGGACAATTATGAGCTGCTACGGCGCGATTGTATATGTCGATTAAGCCGAGCCTACGTGCCACTAAGAGCGATCTAGAGCGCATTCAGGGGCTAATTAGGTGCATGAATAGCCGGTCTGCGCTGTTCAAATTACTCCGCGATGAGCTAAAAGCCATCGGAAACTGGAAAGAAAAGCCGCGCGGCAACCCAAAGAAGGGCTATCAAGTGGCAAATAGGCAAGGCTAGCAATACAGTTAGACTGAATAATTATGCAAGAACGCCAAAATGTGTCATGCGAGAACTCGGCATCTATAGAGCCTGTGATGCCTGAGCCTGAATGGATGGTGCACATCGTTGGTTCAAAGGAGTTCTGCCAAAAGGTGGCTGCCTACGCTGATACGCTACGTGCTAACGATCTGACCACACTCACCTACCCCACGCCCACCACACGCCCATAACACCACCTATACGCTCACCACAGGCTATTAATCGCAATGATTAGCGTTTTAAAGGATTGTTTTTCCGGGAAGGCTCATTTCGAAGGGGGCGGCGAGTCACCCTGCCGGGGGCCGAAAATCCGCCGCTGACTCCGTTCGCACGAGAAAAACAAAAAATGCTTGATCTCGACCCATTCCCGCATGTAGTGGCTGGGGTGCAGAGTGTGCGCTGTACGGCGTGTTGGTGGGAAAAGGTGTATGTGATGCCGGAAGAGGCGAATAAGCAGATTGGGGATTTGCTGCTGCATCTTCAGGTGGCGCACGGGATAGTGTCTCCGGTTTTCGAGTGCACGCAGTATTAGGCAAAAATGGCGGTCTTCAATCAAACAGATCAAATGCTGAGGGTTGGCATAGATAACACCCAGGGAGTAGCAGGGCCGGTGTTCTTTTTGCAGCAGGAGCCGAATTTGGATCATTTCACGCTGGAGAGCGGTTCAGGCGTGATTGCGCTGGAATAGATGGCAGACGTAAAGATTTCAGGATTGACGATTGGTGACCCGGCACAGGCCGGGGATCAGGTTCCTGTAAACAGGGGAGGGGCAAATTTCTCTGTAACGGCTGGGACGATAGCGGGGATTTCGGTCGTTATACCGGGCAGGGATGGAGAAGACGGGGATCAAGGGTATCCGGGGGTAGCTGGGGCAGATGGAGCGCCGGGAATTCAAGGGCCACAGGGTTTGATGGGAATGCCTGGAGTGGCGGGGGATGATGGCGACCCTGGATTTTCGATACCCGGACCACAGGGGATACAGGGATTTACTGGAGCGAATGGGGTTGATGGGCAGATGGGGATTCCGGGGATTGCCGGCGAGGACGGAGAGCCGGGGTATCCTATTCCGGGGCCGCAAGGCATTCAGGGAGTTATAGGAAATACCGGGGCAAGTGGATCGTCTGGGCCTCGTGGAGCAGATGGAGCGGACGGGGAAGACTTCGGCTATTTCCAGATAATTCCGCCCTCGATTGTTTTTAGCAACCAGTCCAATGTTTATGCCGCTGGCACGGTACAGGATTTTGATACCGCACGTGCTAAGTTCTGGGGATCGGCTCCTATCTTTGACCCGACCGAGTACGCAGGCGCGGACATGTGCGCCAAGATTGCGGCAGTCTTTGCCGATGCAGCTTTTGCAAGCGGCGGAATCATTGATGCTCGCGGCTTTACCGGAGACCAAAACTGTGGAACGCAGTTCGGCTCTTTGGCTGCGATGTCTTACAAGCTGATTCTGGGCCGGGTAAAGATTCATTCAACCGTTAAATGGAATATCGCGTCAGGTGCATGGACCAGCGTGGTGGCCGTGCCTTCGGCTCCAGCGCTGGCGACCTCAACGACTGGCGGATCGCTCGCAGCGACGACTCAATGGGGCGTGGTTATTACGCTGGTTAATGGCGTGGGCGAGACGACGCGCTCAACGGAGAGCCTGATTACAACTGGCGCAGGGGCAACCAACAAGATCACGGTCACCAGCCCCACGGCCAACTTCAACGCCACCTGCTATAACGTGCGCGCAAAGACCCCTGCGGGCTCAGGCTGGCTGCTTTCAAACATTACTGGATGCATTCCCATCGGGCAGAATTACGACATTACGACGATCCCAGCAGGCTCAGCGGCTCCCAGTTCAAACACCGCCGTTTTCGATACCGCTGTTGAGATTGAGGGCCAGGGCGAGTCCTCCATCATCTCACTCGAAGCCAATGCCGCTTTTATCCAACCGCAAAATAACAACGTCTATCTGCACAACTTTGCGGTTACCAGCACCCAGACCTCAAGCGCCGGAAGCGGTTCGATTGTCGTTGCAGCAGCTTTCAACTTTGTGATTGATCGCATCTTCATTTCAGGTGGCGGAGCGGGTATTTACGTTGATTCATCGAATGATGGCCGAATTCAGAACATCCGCTATGGCAAGCCCACGTTTGGTCCGGCTTCAGCTGTGGCAATCGCAGGTTCTGCCGCTTCCAATCGTATCGCCATCCAGAACATAGACATTGAACCAAGTGTCTATCCGACAACGGCGTCCTATTCAACCGGCGTCGGTATGGCGCAGTGCGTCAATTGCTCCGTGGATCGCGTACGCTGCTCCAGCCTCGATATGTCACAATCCACTTTCGGCGCGTGTCTGGCTATCAATGGGAACAACACTCCCACAACGAATACCGCGTACATCAATGCCTCAAATATTCAATGCGATAGCCTGATCTGGGCAGACTGCATCGCAGTCACGGGATTCGCGCACGATATCAACATCGACAATTTTGTCGCCAGACACAGCAATACCCAGGTTGGTATCACCGGGCTAAATACCTTTCAACAGGGTGACTGCTTGGATATTTTCATGTCCTCGCGGGTGCGGATAAGCAACGGCGTATGCGAGGACATGAACACGCTAAGCCACGGCCTGCCCTCAATGGAAGTCTTCAACACTTATGAAGTATCAATATCGAATGTGCAGGCCGACGATGGAGCTGCGGGCATAAGACTGTTTGGTGCTCCCGCCACAAATTTGAGCAATGTCTCCACCAATCGCAACTGGAATACCGGCTACCAATTGCAAGACTTTAGCGCCTTGGTAACCTGCAACGGAACCACATCAGTTGTATGGGTGAGTGGTGGCGGCGGAAGTTTTGGCCCATGGCCCGCAGGCACCAATATAACGATCAACGGCGTTGCTCATCAGATCGCCTCGATAACGGACAGCACTCACTTAGTCACTGCCGCGAACTGCACAACCGGCGCAAGCGTCACGATGATCCTGCCCACGACAGACATCTCCATTGTCAATCCGAAAGCGGACGACAATGGCATGAATGCGGTAGGTACAGGATCACGCACCGGAACATCGGAAGGAATTTTCGTTCAGGGCGGAACGCAGTTTACCATTCTCGGCGGCAGCGCAAACGATAACAAGGCCACCGCTTCAAAGACTCAGCAGTATGGACTTCGCATCACCGGAACAGCGCGCGGGAGAATCATCGGCTTCGACGGATCGAATAACGTTGGCGCAGTGACCGCACCCTGTACAGGAATCGAGTATGGCGCGAACGTCGCAGGTAATCATGCAATCTGCGATGACGTAAAGACCTCGCCCATTTTCATAGACGACTCTACCGCCGTAACGGATGGCTGGGCCGTAAGTCACATTCAGGCAGTCGGGCCGAATAACAAGAACGGGCAAGCTGCTATCGTCGCCAATGTCTCAGGCATCAACACGACCGAGACGGTGATAGTCAAGAGCACGGCATTCCCAGCCAACCGCCTGATTGCCGGAACGCATATCCGCGTCACGTTGACAGGAACCTGTACCGCCACGGTCGCAAATACAAGCACCTTTACGCTGCGCTGGGGAACGGCGGGAACCACGGCAGACGGCGCTATCTGCACGCCTGTAACGGCGGCATCGGGAACCGGAACCACCATCCCATTCAAAGTGGTAATGGAATTTACCGTGCGCGTACCAGGAGCGGCAGCGACCAGCTTTTCCGACTTTCTGATAGAGAGCCTGACCAATGGAATGATCGGTGCAAACACGCTCAGCATCATTCAGCCGACCATGAGCGCCTTCAATTCAACCACGGCGCTCGGAATCTTAAGTCTGACATACAAGACCGCAGCAACCACGACCACCAGCACATTCAATGAAGCAGTCTTTGAGATCGTGCATAACTAAATGGGAACAATTTATTTCATGATTATTCAGTTCGCTCACATCATGGCGGCGGTGCTGGCTGTCTGGAGAATCACCGATTTGGTGACGCAGGATCGGATCATGGAGAAATTCCGTGCGAAATTCCCCATCTATCTCTGGACGTGCCCGCGCTGCTTTTCTGTTTGGGCCGCTATGTGGACAACAGTGGTCTTCATTCTCTTTCCATGGATGAACTGGCCCTTTGCGCTGGCGTGGCTTTATCTCATGCATTTGGAAAAAACAGTACAGAAAAGAGTTGTGAAATATGGACGGCGTTTTGAAATTCGCGTTCAACGTGATGGTAATTACGAAGTAGCCAACGATTTTAATAATCAGGAATTGCAGGACTTGTTCAACAAAGTTTTCCCGCCCGCAAGGGCATCGGCTAAGGCCGCAGATTAGAGGTCAACATGGCAGGAACAATCAAACGCACATTCGGCCCGGTAGCTCTTTCGAGCACGCTTACAACGAACGTTTACAATCAGGGATCGGCCCTGATTTACGATGTCATCCGCCACATTCATGTGGTCAATAAGACTGCTGGAGCTGTGACCTTTTCTCTGTGGCTGGGCGCGACTGGAGCCAATGCCGCCGGAACTGAACTGTTCAGCGCGCAAAGCGTAGCCGCTAATGCGGTTTACGACTGGTATGGTGCCCTAAAGATGACCTCAACCGATTTTCTCGTTGGCGGGGCTTCTGCCGCAACGTCGCTGACAATTACCGGAGAAGGCGAACAAGTAGTTGTGTAGCCGATGCCGCGTAGAACTCAGAGCGCACCCATCAATTTCAGCGGCCTTGGCGACAATACCGTCATCGCCGCTGCATCGAATGGGCCGATCAACGTCTACGGCATCATGTTCACGGTTGCCGGTGCCACCAACATCACTTTCAAATCAGCAGCAACACTGTTGAGTGGTGCCATGATATTCACCGGCAACGGATCATCCATGACGATTGCGATAGACATGGACGAACCGTACTTTACCTGTGTTCCGGGGAACGCTTTCATTATGAATTCCTCGCTGGCTGTTCAGGTGTCAGGCATTGTTTACTACACATCAGGATAAAATCACCAACTTTAGATCTGATCGGGTGGGGATTCACAATATGTACCCCTTCCCGACTCCCTGCATTTGTTTGTCAATTCCGCAATGGACTATAAAGCTCTTTTCCTTTCTTGGTTTCCGAGTCTACGGAGAGTAGAAAGGCCGTCAGGTCTGGACAGAAAGACGATGGAGTTTTGCATTAGCGTGTGCCTGGGTGCAATTGGCAGCGGAGATTTAAACGAAATCTCTCAAGCGCAGAACATGATGGCGCAGTCTCTGGCAGATCAATTAAGAAACGCGATGGAAAAAGATGTCATTCGATAAAGGCAGTCCGCAAGGGCCGAAGCAGTCTGTCGCCATAGCATTGGCGATGAAAAAGAAGAAAGACATGGGCAGCGTAGATTATCAAGCGCCAAATCTCATGAATGCGCTGAAAAAGAAAAAGCGAGGGCAAAATGGGAATTCTCCAACCTACTGAGCGCAAGGTGGTTTTATTTCCGTCTACGCAGACGGCAGTAGGCCCAGCCACGGTAGCAGACACCAAGCCGCTCAATGTGACGCTCTACAATCAGGCAATATTTATTCTGTCCGTCACTGCTCAGGCCGGAACCACGCCAACGCTTGATGTTTATATTCAGCAGGAGATTCCCATCGCTGGCGCAACTGATACCTGGGGGCAGGTTCCTTCAGGTGCACCTCTCTGGGATGATTTGTGCCACTTTACTCAGGTAACGACCGCCACGGGAACATGGTTGACGTATGCGGTAGCTGGCGCAAACACGGCCAATATCCTCAAAGATGCGGCCTTGGCGGCTGCAACTGTTAGAAATGGGCCAATAGGCTCAAATTTACGCATCAAGTATGTGACCGCCGGCACGACCCCGCAGTACACGTTTTCTGTAACTGCAATTCTCTGGTAGATGAATCACCTCGAACAATGGAAGAGAGCACGTCAGGAATGCAGGACAAACCTGTATTACCTGTGCCGCGTCTTGGCTTACAACGATGTGCAGGAATCCGTACACGGAGATTTGATTGCCAACCTTCAGCAATTCAAAGGCGGCATTGATTCGGTTGAATCGAAAGAGATTGCGAATCTCAAAGAGGATCAGGTTGCGCTCCCAAGCGTTCAGGCGATCAAGGAAGGATATAAGCCTTTCGTGCCTGATTTCTGGAGCCTGGAAGGGCCACGGAAGCGGGCCAATTTCTTTCCTCGCGGCTGCTTAAAGACCACGATTCAGACCTTTGCCCACACAATCCAGTGGATCATAAATTACCCGGACATCAGGGTTCTGCTTTCAACACATACCGATGGCGCGGCCAAGGAAATGGTGAATGAGATTCGCAAGCATTTCACAGCGAACGCGACTTTTCGGTATCTGTTTCCTGAGCATGTGCCGCTAGAAAATCCTGACGATTTCGGAAATCAGGAACATTTTGACACTTTGGCGAGAAGCAAATGGACGAAGGAACACACATTCTCATTCCTAACCATCGGCTCACATTTGGCTTCTCGCCATTTCGATGTAATCAAGCATGAGGATTTGGTTGACGCGGAGAATGTAAAGACCGCAGACCGTATCGCGTCCGTTCGCCAGCATTTAGGCGATATGGAGCCCTTGCTTGAAAAGCACGAACATCCGACCAGGGGAGAAATGAAGGGCTGGGAAGATTTAGCTGGGACGTTCTATGACTTCTCAGACGCCAATTACACACTCTGGGAAACTGAGAGTCAGAGGCCAAAGGAAAAGCAGATTTGGTCAGTTGTGATGCGAAGCGCTGCGCCGAATTATCCTGAAGGGCCATTTCTCTGGCCGGGGCGTATTGGGCCGAAGGCGCTGAAGGAAGTTGAAGAAGATCCCAATCGCGGCCCTGCAATCTTGGCAGCTCAGTACCTGATGAACCCGATTCCACCGGGTTCCGGGTTGGTTGAATCGAAAGAGGAGATTATATGGACGGCGCGCAAGATCATGAACGAACTATATGCGCGCCTTTCGCTTTATGTGGCAATTGATTTGAACGGCATGGACAGCACGCAGGCTGCAAAGAACAGAGACAACGATTACACTGCCGGCACTCTGGGCGGATTCGGAACAGACGGGCATCTCTATGTGCCTGAGATTTTCCACGGCAGGCCATCTCCGCAGGCTGTTATCGAGTGGATGTTTGATGTTTATCACCGCCATCCGCGAATCATTGCATTCAAGGTGCCGAAAGATGCTTTTGCCCGTGTTCTACTTAAATTCTTGCGCTCTGAAGAATCGCGGCGGAATATCTGGCTGCCAATCATGGAAATTCCCATTGATAACCAGCGCAGCAAACAGGACAAGATTCGCGGACTTCAGCCATGGTTCAAGCGCGGCATGATCCACTTTGTTGATGATCTGCCCTGTAAAACGGCGATTATCAATGAAATCATGCGCTTCCCGAAGTTCAACCATGACGACATTTTAGATACGCTCTGCGATCTGATGAGTTCGCGTGATGGACGGGCAGCCGGGGAATTGATGGTTACCCAGAGAGATGACTCCGTTGAATCTGGCGACCCGTTCGAGCAGTTCATGGCAGAGGTTTACGGCAACAAGGAAGAACAGTTTACGACTGAGGCGGTAATGGGCTGGTAATGACGAACGCCACAGTTCCACAAATCAATTCTTCTCAGATTCAACCACCTCTGCCCCTCTCGACTGAGCAGTTGAGTACTGTTGTGCTGCCAGATCAGCCATGGAGCGCACAGCGAGCGTTGATTCACGTTCGGGATTGGTTCAATCGTGCGGAGACTTGGAGAATTCAGAACTACGACAGGTCACTTCGCCGCAACGATGATACGTATTACGCGGTGACCAAGGTGAAGACATGGGACGGAACGAGGATTCCACGGGCTTCAATTCCCATTTGGATGGCCGTAAGACACGTTCAGGCAATCCATTCTCATGTGATGCAGGCGCTTTTTGCCGATGACTACCCCTTTGAAGCGTTACCCGAAATGGGAACGTCGATGCAGGATGCTATCAAGGTGCGGGAAGTCCTGAGAACGTATCTGCAAGACATGAATCCTGATGTTTTGGGTATGACGGCGAGAGAGATTTTCTCTCGTTCCTGGTATTCGGCGCTCGTTTACGGGTGCGGGCCTATCGAGTTGGGCTGGTTGATGCGGGAAATGAAGCGTCAGGTTTACACCCGCAAGCAAATTCCTGAAATGATCCGCGCCAGTCACCCGGTAACAGGTCAGGAAATGCAGTTACCGAGCGGAAAATTCAACTGGACAGTGGATAGAGGGACAAAAACCTACCAAATTTCTCGTCCCAAGGCGCAAAGCATTCTTGTTTACGATTTTTACTTTGATCCGAACTGCCCGAGTCCCAATCCTCAGGAGTCGAATGCAGTAGCAACCCGTCAATTGCTTCCAATCGGGTATCTGAAAGAGATTTGCCTGCCTGAATTCGGGTTTAGTCTGCCCGAGAATGATGTGCAATGGAAAGATTTGGTCGTTCGCTACAAACAGACCATGGCGGAAGTCTCAGCATCATGGGGAGAGCTGAATCGCGGCAATTACTGGAACCGTTCTTATGAGATTTCTTCCGATTTGGCTTCGCAAAGAGTCGAAGTTATCCGCTGGTGGAACAATGAGCGCCATGTGTGGCTGATTGGCCGGGATCATCTTGCTTTCAATGACGGAAACGAGCTGGGAATCAAGCCTTTCGTGAACAATTACTACATTCCTGCCCCTGGACGGCCTTATTCCATCTCTGTATGCGATGTTTTGGAAGGCGAACAGAAACTTACTCAGAATCTTGTCGAAGGCCGCTTAGACGAAGTGAATTTGAAGATTCACCCGCCTGTAGTTAAGAAATTGGGTGTCAAAATCGCGGCTTCGCAGAGGCGTTTACGGCCTGGTATTGAGTGGGAAGTGCCAGATGACGCGACCAAAGACATTACCATCATGAATATGGGCGACGTTCTGCCGGCGGCCTATGTGGAAGTCAATGCAGCGGAGATGAGAGGCCAACAGACCACGGGAGCAAACGATGTTGCGGCCATGGGAACGGGTACTAGCGGCGGAAACTCCGCGAACCGGACAGCTACAGGCGTAAACACGCAAAATGCGGCGTTTTCATCCCGTATTCAGGCGCTCGTGGAAAATTGCGAAGATCAGGCATTTGAGCCTTTCCTGAAGATGCTTTTCCTGATGGCGCAGAAGTTTGGCGATCCGAATCAGCCTATCTTCGCAGGCGCACAGTCGATTGATCCTCTGGATGTGATGAATGCTCAGGTGAAGTTCAAACTTCGGGCATCGGATAAGTTGAGAATCCGCCGCGCTGCCGCTTCCGGAGCATTTGAGATGATCGTAAACCAGCTTGCAGGGTTGCAGGCACAGTTGCAGATGACTGGCGAGACGATCAACATTGATTTAGTAGGAAACCTCATTGGTGATGCGCTTGGGCTTCCTTCGGGGCAGTTCATTGTGCCTATGAGCCCGCAACAGCAGCAGGCTTTGCAGCAGCAGCAGATGGCCCCTGAAATGATGAAGATGCAGCAAATGATGGGCCGTATGCAGGCACTGTCCACAATGTCAGAATCACGCGACGATGCCAAGTTGATGGGCGATGTCATCAAAAAGCTGCTGACTCCTGAGGTTGTGGCGCACATCGTAAAGGATTCGGGTGAGCCTGGAGTGCTCGACCTTTTGAAGAAGAAGGTAGAGCCAAAACAGTTACCGGCGGCAAAGAAGAACTAAATGGCCATTCCCTTAGCCGAAGAATTTGAAGTTGCAGATCATGACATACAGGCGCTGGCGCTTGCCCAGTCCTATTTTTCCCTGTCCGAATCTGCCGCATGGAAAGACCTCATGGGCAGGCTGGAAGCTTTAGTCGCCCAGGCCCAGCAGGAATTGTTTTCGGATATGAGCCCAGAGGCCAATCAAGTAATTCTGCTCAAAACGCGCTGGCAGCAGAGGCTCTTGATTCAGCAATCCATCCGCGCAATTGTGGAAGCTCAATTAGACGCCAGAGCAAAGATTTTGGAAGACCTAAAAGGAGAAACGAATGAGCACGACACCGCAGAGTGATCCTCAAGCGATGCCGCTTGCAGATTTAAAGCAGGCCGCTGGGTTGAATGATCCTCAACCTCAGACTCCACCCGCAACCCCAGCAGCACCCGCCGCGCCTCCGGCTCCAGTTGTGCCGGAGAAATACACCATTTCCAAGGATGACAATGGCGTCACCATTACCCTCTCGCCTGAGTATGGCGGCGAGGTTTATAAAGGCAAAGACCTCGACGAAGCTGTAACCAAGCTCGCAGGCAGTAAGGCAGATGCCAATGCCTACATCAAACAGCTCAAATCTCAGCCACAGCAACCCGCGCCTGTTACTCCGAAGGTAGAACCTCCGCCAGTTGATCCTCAAGTACAGGCAACGCGGGATTGGCTTATTGCCGAGCAGGCCGCTGCCATGGGCATGAGTGCGGAAGAATATAAAGCCCGCGTGAGCATGGTTTTCCAGACCACAGAGCAGATGCAGACCAACATCGCCATTGCGGACTTTCACAAGCTCTGCCCTGATTATGTGGACACGCCCGAGAATTCAAAGATCATTGGGGATTACTTCCCTGAAAACTTCGGGCGCTTCCCTTCCGCCGGCGAGCTGAAACAGGCTTATGCTCTGGCAGTATATGAGGGAAAAATCAAGCCACAACCGGCAACTCCGGCGACCCCAAGACCTCCAGTGATGCCGACTGCTGGATCGACGCCTCCGGGAAGCGGGGATCAGAGTGCATGGACAATGCCGCTGGACGAATTGAAGAAGCAGGCCGGACTTGGCTAAAGAATTTTGCATTTGGGGAAAGCCCGAAGGACAGGAAAGATACCGCCAACTGATCGTTGACGGTTGGGAACCTGAAATCGAGGGCGAGTTAACCGTTGTATTTTCAAGAGAAAGGTCTTGCAATCCAGAAACAGATGTGCATACTGATACTAAGTAACGGCGATCCCGTTGCTCAGGTCACTGAATTAAGACCGCAGAGTGATCCTCTAGGTCGGACGGCGCGGCGCAACTGCCGCAAATCGGTTTGCCAGAACTGATCGTTCCGAGCGACTAACTCAAACAATTCGACTTAGAGGACACCATGGCAATCACTTTTGCTGGGACAACTACCCAGTCTGCAAACCAGCAGCATCTCGCAACTGTCTACTATGACAGGCTTGCGCTGACGCGGCTGACGCCTCAATTCCGCTTCTACGCCGTTGGCACGAAGCGGCCCGTACCTCAGGGAGTTGGTAAAACCATTCAGTTCTTCCGGCGTAACGTTCCGGCATATAACACTTCCCCTTCGGCGGAAGGCGTTATCCCTGCCCCGTTCAGCAATGGCACCGCGATTCTGACGGCAACGGTTGAGCAGTACTCCGATTACATGTCCACTTCAACGATGATCGAGGATACCTCGATTACCAATGAAGTAGACGGCATGATCGAAGACCTGACCATCCGTGCCGCCGGCTCCGTGGACACCATTGTTCGCCTGGAAATCGACTCCAACACTTCACAGATCACCGATACGATCGGCACCAACCTTGCCGCCAATGATCTGAAAAAGCGCGTGTTCACCCTCTTGGGCCAGAACGTTTTGCCCTATGAGAACACGAACATGCTGGCAATCACCCACCCGTATGCCGTCTATGACGTAGTTGTGGACACGACCACGGGCGGATTCATTGACGCCTTGAAATATCAGCAGGGCCAGAAAGTTTTGGACGGTGAGATCGGCATGATCGCCTCTTGCCGCCTGCTGACCTCAACCAACGTTGGCAACGATGCCGTAGCTGCGCCGAACACGAAATACAACACTTACATTTTCGGCAAAGAGTCTTTCGGCTGCGTTGATCTGACTGGGCGCGGGCCTTCGGACGTGACCGATCCGCAGAAAGAACGCTTTAAGGTCAACGTCATCAAGGGCGGTCCTTCTGCCACTGATCCCACTGGCGAAATCGGGACATATGTTTCGTACCGTTTCGTCTTCGCGGCAAAGACCTTTGACAAAAACCGTTTCCAGATTCCCAAGGCAAAAGTCGCCATTGGCCTGTAAGCAGCCTGAAGCTGCCTGAAACCATAACCCGAATGCCCCTGAAGGGCGAATAGGAGAAACATGGAAACCAAAGCAAAACGCGCAAGTGCCCTTGGTAACGTGACCGCTGCCACTGTTTTTAAAGAGGCGGATGTTGCGGCCAATGGCGCTGTAGTTTTTATTCCGACTGGAACGGACTGCTTTTATGTACGGGCCAAAGGAACGGCCACTGGCGGAACGACCACCAACTTCACTCCAAAGATTCAGTACACCAAACAGACGGCGACCAAGGTGACATCTGCCACGGCAGCGAACAACCTTGATTTCTTCTCTGGAGGTGCCGCTGCCTACAACACGGCCTCCGGGTCTTGGATTCTGGAAGTTCTTTGCAGCTATGACCCGGTAAACAAGCTGCTTTCTGGCGTTGGCTGGGGAGTCAATGGCTCTGGAGGCGCTGTTGTGGCGACTGCGGCGGCAACGCAGGTCACCACTTCAACCGATGCCGGGATTGACCTTCAGCTTGGCAGCAATACCGGCAATGCAGGCTTTGCGGTATCGGCGCTGTTCTCAGCGTCAAATGCTTCAAATGCCTGCACCCTGGAGACGTTGCATCTGGACATTCTCTGGGAGACAGCAAAGTAAGTGATTAACAAAGAAGAAGTTGAACCTGACCATGGGCGAGTCACAGCGGGGATTCCCTCGCTTGACTCGTCCAAGCGGTCTGAAATTGCTTCATCAGAATCGGCAAGTGATTTTCATAACAAGATTCACGCTGAAACTGAAAGCAAGCGCGAAGATTCTGTCGCTCCCGATGGGCAGCGTGATCGCACTAACCGGGAGATAAGCAGGGGAAAAGAGTGGGACTCACGCAAGCTACAGAAAAAACTCCAGCAACTTGCCAGCGCAAATGGATGTTCCCTGCACTTCATTCGACCCCCAGCGGCTCCTTCTCAGGTTGGCGTCTATCTCATTGTTCCTGTAACACCTGATGAAGATAAGGGGCTGCGCTACATCGGCGGATTCAACGCTGATAGGCCAGTAAAGGAATTCGACTGGATATGTGTCAGGGAAAAAGTAGCGCGTGATCGAAACGGAACGCCACACGTTACCAGGGAGCAATGCTCCGGCTGCCCCAACTGTAAATTCTTGGGATGCGAACGAGGCTGGCGACCAATGTTGTTCAGGCTGCTTGAGGCTGGAATCATTACACGCTCACAGGCTGAAAGTTTTGGTCCGCCAAGCAAAGATTCTCAGAACTGGCAAAGGGCAATGGCCCTAATCAAAGAGGCTTAAATGAAGCAATGGGTAAAAGATCAGCTTGAACGTAAACAGGCAGAAATCAAGGAGACTGAAAACATGGCAGAGAAACCCGAAGTGCAAACTCAAGACCCGGAGCTTAAAGCATTACTCCAGCTTCTCCTTGAGGACAAAGCCGAAGAAGTCAAGGCACGCCAAAAGAAGGAAAACGAAGCGCGAGAGCAGACGCTTGCGACTATCCAATCACAGATTGAAGCGGCCAAAGAGCAGAACGAGCGAAACAAGATGCGCCGCGATCAGTGCGACGGTACGGGCGGGCCTCCCCACCAGACCTTGAATCCTGCCAATGGTAACAAGCGTTCTGCATGGCGCGGACAGGTCAACTCAGATGGTACGTTCTCTCCAGTCTGCTGCAAATGTCTGATGGTGATGCCGAAGATCAGGGCCACGGATGAGCAGAAGAAAGAAGGCGTCAACCTTGGCGGGTATGTTGAATTGTCTGTCTCGGCACTGGAGAGATGGCACAAAGGATCTTATCCAGACGGATGCGATCAGAAAACCTGCTATCTCTGCTATCCGGTGAAAGAAGAAGTCGGAGAACTGGTAACGGCTTAATCTCATGGCATTCCAAACCTACACAGTGCAGGATGGGATGACGCTGGCGCAGAAGCTGGCGAAGGGCGTTCCATTCACCAATGTGGACATGTCCATTGCGGACATCGTAAACGCCACGATGTACAAGTTTTACCCGTGGCGCGATGTTCTCAAGCCCTCCGGTACTGGTGGATGGACCGAAGTTACTTTGACTGACGGCAATCAGGATTTTGCAACCGGGCTGACTGATATTTTCCGCATAACTCAGTTTTGGATCACGCGGACAGATACCACGCCTCGCCAGATACGAAACCTGACAGTCTCGAAAAACATCACCGTTGACCTGATCCCGAAGTCACCTTATGCCATCAGGCAGGCGGCTTATCAGGCTGGAATCAATAAGTTCCGCCTGGAGTCTGCCGTCCAAGTTCCATCGGGTACGACTTGGACGCTGGGCGGTGAATACCAGCCTCAGCCCTCGAAGCTGGTGAACCTAACGGATACATTCTGGTTTTCCGATGATTTCCTTGAAGTCTTCGCCAAGGGGTTGACTTATTGGGCCTTCAGGCTTGCGGACGATTCCCGCGCTGGAGCAATGCAGACCAGTGAAGGACATGCTGCATACACCGGAGCCTTGGGCGAATGGATGCAGGCGATCCGAGAAATGGCAGCGGCTGAAGACTTCGGCAACATCGAAGGCTACTATCCTGACGAATCACTTGCCACGGTTGACATGAGGCGTTACTACTCTTCAGACGTTTATCCGATCCTTTAATGCCAGCCAAAACTCAGGGCAATTTTCTCATCACTGATCTGCGGATTCCGTACAAGTCTTTCAACTCCGCAGTGTCAACGGACTTGGCTTTTCAGGATGGAGCAAACGTTCTCACGACCGTGCCGGGGTATCTGGAGAACAGGCCGGGATTTGCTACAGTTGCGATCCCGGCACCAGGGGGAGGCTTCACAGGGACGGTCAAGAGCATTTACCTGTGGCATAAGATTTCAGGCACGACCACCAGCTATTTTGGAATGGTCTGCTCGACAGATAGCACTCAGAGTTATGTTTACAAATTCAAGTTTGGCACGGATGCGAATGCTGTTCTTATCAGAACCTGCACGAATTCAAACACCCCGTTCTGGTTTGTCGATTCCAATCAGACATGCTATTTCGGCAAAGATGATGTCGCCGGAGAAATGTGGTTTTATGACGGCACTTCAATCAACAAATGGGGCATCACCAGGCCTTCGGTTGTGCCGACGGTTTCACTCTCTGCTGGCAGTTTGGACATCACGACCGGCTGGTATTACCGCTACGGATATGGGAACAGCTCACGCGGAAGTCTCTCAACGCTTTCCGATTTGAGCGCCTGTACTGGAGCTACCACAGGAAAACAGGTTGGGGTTGGAGTCACGGCATCAGGAGATGCCCAAGTAGACCAAATTCGAGTCTTCAGAACAACAGATGGAGGCTCTACGAATCCAGATCAGATGCAGGAACTTCCCAATAGCCCATTTGCAAATAGCACGGCGACGATTACAGACACGTCTACCGATGTTGGCTTGCTCACTATATTTGGCCCTGCTCTGCTGCAAAACGACCCGCCGCCAGCGATGAAGCCGCTATGTGTTTCGCAGAACAGAATTTGGGGCATTGCGGCGAACAAGCTCTATTACTCAGGCTTTGAGGAAATCGGCAACGGTGTCCCTGAAGAGTGCTTCCCTTCAGGGCTTGACGGGAATTTCAGACCTTATCCGAGTCCGCTTTATGGGTTAGCACCAACAAGCACAGGCGTTGCTATTTTCACAGCCAAGAAGATTTTTGGAGTTGATGGAGACTCGCTTGACACTTTCCGCTGGGGCTCAGTTCTCGATCAGCGCGGCACCAAGTTCCCTAAGAATGTTGCAGCTGCCGGCGGCTCTGTTCTGTGGCTTGATACTTCAGGTCAATTCTGGCTATCTGATATTGGGGAGATGGGAACAGACATCAGGGTAGATACCAAATTATTCACTCCTAGCCTGACTCAAATCGCCATTCACAACTCAGATGAGTTCAATTGGGTTGTGGTGATGGACGGGGCGAACGGAAAATTATTCGTCGCCAACATGGACAACAAACACTGGATGGTTCCGTGGCCGATTAGCGGAGTCACGGCAATTGCATCAGGAGAAACAGCAGATGGGACGGTTGATCTTTTGGGAGCTATCAACGGAGTTATTTACAAAATCGTTCCCGGCACATACAACGATGCCGGAACACTCTATAAACCTTGGATCAAGTGGAACCTTTTCAGCGTTGCTCCAGATGAGACACCGGATTGGTATGGCGTGGTCGATAACGTTGCTCTGGAAACAGATTCCATATTACCGGCTGATGTACGGCAGTTGAATGATGACGATCCGCGCCAGATAGATATTAGTAAGTGGATTTCAATCAAAGAAAATGAGCAGGATTCAACGCGGCGGGCATCTCAGGGTACGGCTATTATCCGCAAGGAATACACGTCTCAGCCCGTAACATCGAATGCTCAGAGAATCGCTGTTTATATCGAGTGGCCCACCAAAGACCAGAACTTTCACTTGTATTCAATGAGCATAAAACATCACCGCAATGGCTGATTGGGGAAACATCTATAGGTTCGACACGTCCGATGATTTGACCGGGCGAGTCAGGCGGCTCGAGCGCGGGAAGCAGTATTTGCGTGCCGGGAACTTAGTGGTTCCATCGGGAGATTTTTCCGGGTTGCCGCAAGACATTCTTGATGCGAACAATAAAATTGCCATCGTCACGGCGATCAACCCAAAGGGCAGTGTACCGCCTGCGGGTGTGGTTGGCACCTTTGGATTCTCTGCTACCACGACCAGCATCACGATCTATTGGGATGGAACCAATGGAAGTGTAAAGCTAAAGATCATCAGGGCCGATGAGACGGTAGTGAATATACCGTCCAATAACATGACAATCAGCGGGCTCATAGCGAATACAAGTTATGGCTTCCTGCCCTTCTGGAGCGCATTCAATAACTGCGGAGTTGGTTTTATCAAGGGAGATGCAGGGACTCCGCAGTTCGCATTCACGACAGCAGCGAGAAATGTGCAAGCCAGTATGCAGCAGTCATTACTTGGCCGGGAACCTCTGAGCGGAGGGTTTACAACCTTCTCGACGCCGGCGGCGGGAACGAGCGGCGGCACGGGTGGAACCGGCGGTTATGGTGGTGGCCCTGGAACCTGCGTGATGCTAAATACTGATATCAAGCCATTTGGCGAAGGGCAGGAATATTCCACTTTCCATCACAGGCAAACTGACTGGATCAATCTGGCAGTTGAAGATTACCCCCGCACCTTGAATTGCACGCCGAATCATCCTCTATTTCATGATGACAAAGGAAAAATCAGGGCCGACGAGTTGAAGGCTGGCGATTGGATCATGATGGAAAGAGGCGTTGGGAAGATTGCAGAAGTGAGGCAGTTTTATAAAGACTGCACAAAAGTAGAAGTAAAGATGCCTCGCGGGCATCTGTTCTATGCGAACGGATTTCTGAGTCACAATAATAAATTGAATCTCATATGAAACGCATACGAGTTGAAAAATATACGTCCGCCGATTTTGCAGAGTTTGCCGATTGGACCGCAAAGCTGGCACACAGGAACAATGTTGATCCTGATGTCTTTGCCTATCCTACTTTTCAGGCTTTGAAGGTAAGCAATGGCCGGGGAATCGCATATGTTCCCTTTCAGGTTCCGTGGATGCTTGAAGCTCTTGCCTTTAATCCAGAGGCCACAGCACAAGAAAAGGCGGTAGCGCTGAGAGAGGCATTCACGGTGCTGGAGTTTGAGGCGCGTTGTTTAGGCATTCGAGAGATTTATTTTCTTTGCGCAGACGCAGAAACTAAAGCGTTTGTCATGCACCACGATTTTGAAGCGATGACAGCCTGCACGGGAGAAAACCCGATGCAGCTATTCAGGCGGAAAATATGATTACCACAAGCGCCACTTACGATATGGCTACAGGCATTCTGCTCGATTGGGAAGGATTTGAATACGAAGGCCCAATTGCCGAATGCAAGGGCGAGGGCACTTCCAAGGATCAACTCAACCAACAGAATGCCCTTCAGAAGCAAGCCTTTGATTTGATGAAGGGTGCACAGGACAAGGTTTCTGGTTCTGTAGGGCAATACCTAACCGGAAATGTTGGATTTGATCCCGAGCAGTTGGCGCTCCTGAAATCCCAATTCCTCAACAACATCGCAAAGAATTACAAGACTGCCGGATCGAATGTGAGAACGGCACTCTTGAGAACAGGTTCAGCGAGCGGTCCGGTTGGCGGTGATTACACCCGTGGCATCGCAGGTCTGGAAGGTGGGTTGGCAAGCGATACGTCCAGCGGAATGGCGAATATCGACCTCCAAAATCTTTCTCAGGCATTGACCAATAAATTCAATGCTGCATCGCTCATCAATGGGCAGGCTGCTCAAATGACAAGTCCGATTGCGACATTCGGAAGTGGAGCAAGCAACGCATTGAATCAGTATGTGCAGGCCAGTAATTCTGGGTTCGGCGCAACGTTCATGCGTGGGCTAGGTAGCGGCCTCGGTCAAGGGATTGGCAGCGGCATATCGGGCGGCCTTGGTGGAGTATTGAGCGGGCTTGGTAAATTCGGCTCCGGTTTTGCTACTGGTTCAGGTGGCAAGTAGGGTATGAGCACATTTGATCCTTCAGCTTTGATGAGTCTCCTGCAAGGGCAGGGAGGGGATTCTGCGCCTGATTCTCTGAGCGGATCAAATAAATATGCCATAGGCCCAAGCTCGAACAATCAGACTCCAGATCAGCCTCAACCTGCTCAGACTCAGCAACCGCCTCCGGCGAACAACTCACAGAATGCCGGCCCGGTAAAAGCAGGTCTGCGCCATGTGCTCGCCAGCATGTTAGGGAATTTCTCTTACGGCGCTGGGCAGTCAATGATAAAGGCATCAGGCGGCGAGACGGATGCCGAGAAGACCATGCGCATGGCGCAGATTGCCCACCTGAATGCGCAGACGCAACTTACACAGCAGCAGGCGCAGATGGTTCCTTACCAGCTCCCCAATGGAACCACACTCCATCTTCCGCAGAAAATGGCCAGCGACTTGATAAAGCAGCAGCTAGCGAATCAGGGGAAGACGGATGCGGCTCAGATTGGAGCGAATGCCCGCCTTGGAGCAGCGCAAATCTCTGCCATGGCTCGCTTGGGACAAGTAAAGATGAAAGCCGCTTACGGTCCTGATGGTTCCTTGGCGGTTGGACTCTATGACAATGCAGGGAATTTCAAGGGATACGCGGACAATGCCATAGTGCCTCCTGGCTATCTCGAAAAGATTCACCAAGGACAAGAGGTCAAAGTTACAGCCGATGGACAGTTCGCAGTCATTCCAACCACGTCAGTATCAAAGCCTCTGATTCCAGGTGCTCCGCAAGGCACAGCGCCTAAAGGAAAATCTCCAGGTGCTCCAGGGGCTGCTCCTGTGACTCCAGGCGTAAAAATCATTCAGGGAATCAGCGCACCATCCGCTGCTGATACGGTTTACGCGACAGATCCAAAGAATGGACAGACCATCTTTACTGACAGGTCAACCGCTGCCGCTCAAGGAATGACGAACCTGCAAAAGGTCACTCCAGTTCAGCGGCGCAAAGATGAAGCACTATCCAACCGCCTTGCAGACGTTCAGCGCAAAGTAGGAGATTACGCAGAGACGTTCGATCAGCCGATTGATGGCGAGGATGCGATGGCGATTTCCTACATTCTCGATAACAACATCGGTGCCGGACTTAGCACGCACGGTTTAAGTGTTAACTTGCTGCCGAAGTATTGGCAAGACCAGCTCAAGGCCAAAGGAATAAGGGCGCTTTCTGAAAATGGTATGAAGCGGATGATTCTCTTCAATCAGGCCCGCGAATCACTCTCCGGCTATCAGCAGATTCTCACCAACTCCAGCCGTTCATCTGACAAGGTGCTAGAACTTCAGTTGGAACAGCTTCCGCCTCCGCTGGCAGATAAACAGTTTGCCGACATGACTACCGGGCAGTTCCAGCAGAACCTCGATTTGGCTGGGCAGCATATGCCGGTATTCCCCGGAAGCGCAGAGAATCAACAGACCATTAAGGCGCAGCAGGCAAACCGCAGGGCGCAAACAGCTGCCATTCAAGCAAACCAGGCAAAGGGCGAAAACATCCCGCAACGGCCTGCGAATGTTCCCGGCAATTACATCTTCAAAGAAAATGGGCCAAAGGGCCGTGGTTGGTATAAACCGTGAGCACTCAAGCAGTAACGCCGGATTTCATTCCCGCAGAGCAGCCGGATTTCATTCCTGTCCAAGGGCTGAGTCCGTCTACGAGGGCAGCTATTCGGAATATTCCGGCATTTCCCGAAGCACCCAAAGGTAATGCTGCTGTCCGCTTTCTCAAGGGCGCTGGCAAGACTTATGTTGGCGCAACGCTCAATGCGGGCCCAGCAACCAGCCAAGACATGCTTCCGGCAATGTCGCCAGCGGAAGAGGCCGATTTCCGCGCCAAGAACAGAACCAACGCCGATTACTTCAAGAATGCATGGAATGCACTCACAGGAAAAGCTCCAAACCAAAATCCTTCACTATCAAATATTCCCATCAATGCATTCAATGAGGTAATCAAGCAACCCATTGAATCCGCTGTTGAAGGAATACAGAATGATCCTGCTGAAGGATCAGGCTCTGCCCTGATGAATCTTCTTCTCCTTAGGGCAGGCTATAAGCAGATGCGTGGTGCTCGGGCTGCTGAGTTTGGAGCGCCGAATCCTGCCGAAATAGTCCAGCCGCTTACCAGGAATCCGCAGCCTCAAGTTAAAGGCTTGCTGCCTGCTGCCCCAATTGAATTGGGCCCAAGTTCAGCAGGGCCACAGTCGCAAGAGGGGTTACTGCCTGCTGCCAGCAGATTAGTCAGGGACGCTGAGGGGAATGTAACGCGGCAATATCTCACGCGGCCACTCGCATCAGGCGAAGCGCCTCCACAGCCGAGCACACCTTATGACTTGAGGACTGCTCTCAAGATCATGCGCGACCGTGCGCAACTAGAAACTCCGCAAGGCACAGGAGAGGCAGAGGCCCAAGGCGTCATGGATCGCATGGCTGAATACGCCATGACGCCTTGGGATGTCGGCGGCACTGTCAAAGCAACAAAGATTCCAGCACAAGTAAAGGCGCGATTTGATGCAGCGCGTGCGGCTGCCGAAGGTGAAGCCAATGCAGTTCCGAACGATGCTCCACAGTTCGCTTATCGTACTCGCAATGCCGGAGAGACAGGAATCATGCCAAGAGGGAAACCGCAGGCCAGTCTCGATCCATCGCGTGTTTCTGATTACATGGAAGGCAGAGCAACAGCCGAGAATCATCCACAGGAGCTTGTCAAGGTTGACCTGTCGAAGCTCGATCCAAGCGAGTATGAGGTTATGCCCAATGGTTACGTGAAGTTCAAAAGTGCGGTGCCTGAGGCGTTTATCAGCAAAGTAGTAAAGCCGAAAGCAATGATGACGGAAGGATCAGATTTGATTCGCGCACTTCAGCAGATGGCAGCAAAGAGAATGTCAGCAAAAGCGGGTGACGACTAAATGGCATCACCTAAAGCAATCGCTTCAGCATCATCTTCTCCCCCAGCGGCTGGGGTGTTCTTTTCTGACAGCAAAGGTACAGTCTGCGCCAACGGCTATCTAAAGATTAAGCTGGCAATGCCTCAGGGTTCCGTGGCTTCCCTTTCTGGTGGCGGAGAAGTAGCGGCAAATGAGGTAATCCGCATCACGCTGGACGCCAATGGAATTCCCTCTGCTGGGCAGGTAATGTTCTACTCAGATCAATTCAGTTCGCCGGTAAATCCGGGATTCGATATTGACATTCACAATGCCAGCGATAGAACCATCGGCACAATCAAGGCGGCAGTAATTACCGGAACAGCTCCGGTTGATTTGACAACGCTTGTCACTGGAGCAGGCGGAGTAAGTTATTCGGGCGCTGTGCTCCTTACGCCTGCATCGTCTCCACAGGTAATCACAACTGGAGATTTGAACCCAGGGACAACAGCGGCACAAAGTTTAGGCAGTTCATCGAAGAGATGGAATGCCTCCCTATCCACGCTCAGCGCAACCGGGAATGTCACAGAGGTAGCCGGGCAGAACCAATATAAGGCATACAGCTTCAACAATGTCATCTGGCTTGACGGTATCAAATACACCTCTCTTGCCGCTGCCTATGCCGATATTCCTGTGGCGACTTTCGCAGCCTCAGGTGATGGCATCGGCACGGTTTGGACTGGCGGCGGAGGAGTTGTCGAAGTTCCTCCTGGATGGATAGAC